GAAAAGAAAGAGCCATATCATTTGCCAACTGCAAGTAAGAACATTCTAATCATTGGCGATATTCATATCCCATACCACGATGACACCGCATTATTTGCTGCATTGGAATATGGATTGGAAAACGATGTGGACACAATCATAATCAATGGCGATTTAATTGACTTTTCTTTGATTAGCCGACACGAAAAGGACTTAAGGAAGCGAAGTGTTAGTTATGAATTAGATACTGCCAGAACATTTCTAAAAGGATTGAGGGCAATGTTTCCGAATAAGCATATAGTTTACAAGTTGGGAAACCATGACACGAGGTATGAAAAGTGGATTATGCAGAAAGCACCAGAGTTGATGGATATTGAAGGCACTAAGTTAGAAGATTTATTGCAGTTGGTTAGCTTGAATATTCATCTGGTTTACGACAAACAAGTTATTTATGCAGGCAAGCACATGGCTATATTTCACGGACACGAAATCGGGTTGACATCTGGAGGAGTAAACCCAGCAAGGTCAGCAAGATTAAAGCTAAATAAGTCTGCAATCATTAACCACTTTCATCGGGAAACAAAAGACATGGGTAAGAACTTTGGCGAGCAACCATATTCTTGCTATTCGAGTGGATGCCTTTGTGATTTGTTTCCTGCATATATGGGCGCACATAATAACTGGAGTCATGGTTTTATCCATCTGCAAATAGATAAGCAGGGGGATTATAAAGTATTGCAAAAAACAATTATTGAAGGAAAAATATATTAATCATGAAAATAACAATCGAACACTACGATAATAAATACATCTGCGAAACACTTGAAGAAACAGATGCAAACGAGTTACTGGACTTAATGTGTAGGTTTATGGTGGTATTAGGATACCAACCTAAATCAGTTGAGAATGCTATTGTTAATAAATATCATTTGTTGCCTAAAGAAGATTGATTACATTTGTGCAGTAAGTTTCTTTCATATTATCAGTTTTGTGGGGTCGGCAGCAATGTCGGCCTCTTTTTTTGTTTATAACTTTTATTTGTTTATTCAAAAAATAAATAGATATTTGCATTGTTGTTACATAGGACGTAACACATATTCTTTATGCACCTTACCTAAAGGACTTTATATAAAGAGCCTGTCTTCGTCCTATGGAGCAGGCTTCTTTAGTTTATAGAGCCTTTGTTGTATCGGGTTAAACAAATCAAAAATAAACCCAGTGAGGCGGTTTCTTGACATACATAATCGACATACATTTGTAGCGAAGTGCTTACGTTGTAGCCACCATCAATAGTAAGCCCCTGAATGTTCGTTTAGTAAACTACAAATGGTTATAGCTTTGAAAATGCGATGCGACCTGTCCTGTCAATATTCGCAACCTCAAAAGAGGTAGGTAGGCAAAGTGGTTGATAGTACTGAATTTTGATTTAAAAAACTTTTTGTTGTATAAGTCATCATTTTAATACATCTGAATTTCAAATCCATTCAGGTAGGTAAATGGTGGCACTATGCTTTAAACTTTAAAAATATGATAGAAATAAAAGAAACACCAGTCAAGATATATGACATTGAAAGAAAAGAACTAATTGCCACATATCCGAGCCAAAAGAGGGCAGCGGTTGAATTATTTGCAGGAACTAAGGCAGGGTTGTGCAAGATTAGAGATTTAGTTTCTGGCAGAATAAGAAAATCTTATTGTCCAAAACTTGATATATATATTACCGCAAGATATGCTTAAATTTGCACAATGGAATTAAAAGAGTTAACGATTGAGCAGTTGATGGAACTGAAGAAAGACCTTGAATGGCAACTTAAACAAGTACGAAAAGAAATAAGAATAAAAGTATATGGCAAAAAGAATTAAAGACTTTGTAATTATATCCGCAATAGTGTGGGTATTCTTTGTAATTACATCATGCGCTGGGTATCGGGCAAAGATGCAGAAGAAATATTGCAGCGCAGATACAGTTAAAGTAATGGTTCACGATACGATTAGAACCGAAACAGTCAGGACCGATACTATCTTCCACGAATCTGTTGACTCTATAACGATATTTAAGGACAAGTTAAAGATAGTATACAAAAAGGTCAGAGATAGCGTATATATAAGCGGAGAATGTGAAGGTGATACAATATATATTTCAAAGGAGATAAGCGTTCCTGTGCAAAATAAACGGCCTTCGTTCTGGGAACTTGCCAAAGAATACAGATTTCCTCTGCTGATTATCTTCATTTTGGGCCTGTTATTAGGCTTTTACCTAACAAAAAAATAAAATTATTGTAGCTGATTATCAAGCAGTTACATATTTCTTGCCTTGTCTTACAATAGGTCTATTGTTTTTTGAATAACTAAATATATCTTTGCTTCATCAAAACAAAACAAAGATTATGAAAAACATTGCTCCTCAAACTTTAAGAAGAAAAGTAACTGCTGAAGAACAGAAAAATCACGAAATCTATATCTTGAAAGGCAAGATTAGCAATTGTATAGAACAGATAGAATTCTATACTGAAATTCTGAACAATCCAAAAGCAAACGCAGAAACTCAACGAAGAATGCTATTCTCTATCGAAGGCGAGGAATTGGAATTGCATAAAATTAACGAGCAATTGAAGAAATTAATTTAACAACCAAAGGGGCGCAGCATCCTACACTGCACAAAACAATATGAGAACACTTAAAAAACTAATCAGCTACTCCTTCAGCGCAGTCCTATGGTGGGCAGCAATCTATGTAGCAAGTAACTTGGAAACAATTATAACCATTATAACAAAATGAAATACGAAGTTTCAAAAAAGACCATTGATAATATTGGTAGGAATGAATGGCATGTTATTAAAATAACAAGAACAAAAAATATTGCCATAACTTATGCAATAGCCCAATCAAAAAAGTTCTTAGAAACAGATTGTAGGGGTTTTGATGAAGATGGCGATATATGTTTCCACGCATTCTATAAAAACGGAAAACAAACTATACAAACATTATGAGCAATAGAAAAAACCAAACCTTTCATCTGGATAAGAGAATGCCAGATGCCCTGCAAAGATTGCAGCTTAAATTAAACAGTCAGCGACTTGCGTCCGAAGGTGTAATAACCTTGAGCGACCTTGTTGAAATGGCTATCCTTGAAAAGCTAAAATCGGAAGGAATAAAGCTATGAAACAAATCAGCGAATTTATGGCGAAACTTGATGCTATGGATAGCGTCATGTTGTTAGCCTTAGTTATTGGATATGTGTTTATATGCATATCTGCAATCAAAGGTTTGTTTGATATAGATGACAAAGATGAATTTAATAAAGGGAGGGGTGCATTATGAAAGTATATTCCTTCGCACACTACGGACAGACTCCGATTGATATTGGGGCAAACACCTTAGTCGAGGCAAAACAAATACTTGCTGATGAGTATGCCTATGCTGCCGACTTCCAACTTCAAGCTATTGATGGCAAGCCACTCAATAAGAACATTGAGCAAACGCAGGAACTTTACAACATAGTTGGATTCCTTGCAGCGACTGCCAAATACGATAAGGAACTACCGACTTGGTATCGCATTAAGGCACTTGAAAAACTTATTGCGGTGTTTGACAATACCAATATGATGCACTGGGTGGAGGATTGGGAAACTGAACTTTTAAAACTCAAAAAAATATGATAGATATAATTGACACACACACCGACAAGGCCTTAATCGAAGTAGAATATTGCGTTAACGGAGGCGATTTACAGACCTGCATGATTCCTGTATGGAGGGTTGAAGATTACTACTACACCAACCCGATTAACTGGATTGAGGACAGATTCGAGCCAAGCGGATTGCATATCCAATATTCTGGCAGCATCCCATTCGATGAGTTAGATATGCGCCAATATGAGGATATTATCAGGCAATACATGGAAGATGGTGGTGAGATAACGGAAATGTAAATAATATTATTATATTTGCAATATGAAAGACTACGAAACATGGCCTGCCTTGTGCATCCATATCGGACCACCCAGAATAACCATAAAACACAAACCTCGCACATCAACTCATTGTGTAGTAATAACACAAGACGGATTTGATGAAGTGATTATGCGAGATAATTTCAAAGCAGCAGAAACAATTTACCTTAAACTGATAAACAATGGAACTTACAACAACCAAACAGGAAGCACTCATCGAGATTGAGAAGCTAACCACAAAACTAAATGCAGAGCCTAAAGCGGAATGGCTGCAAAAAACTCCCGATGGCAAAGCAAATTACATCCCTATTGGGATAATTGAAAACCAACTAAGGCAAGATTTTGCAGGGTTAGTTCAGTATGAAATACTATCTGAACGCAGGGAATTGAACGAGTATATCGTATCCGCTCGCATCAAAGTATTTAACCCAGTCATCATGCAATGGATGAACTATGATGGGTTGGGTGCGGTGCAAATCATGCAAGACTCTGGTGCAAACCTTGCTAATTTCAACGAAACAAAGAAAAAGAATGCTTTGCAAATGAACGCACCGAAAGCCTATGCTGAAGCTATTAAGAACGCTGCAAAGAAAATAGGCATTAAGTATGGCGCAAACCTTAATCGTAAATTTGAGGAGGCATACGAGCCAGAATATACCACGCAAGAAACCATCAACGAGGTGAGCAGTCAGATAGGATTGTGCAAGAATGTGGACGAACTTAAAATACTTTGGGAAAGTTACCCAGAGATGCACACGAATAACAGATTTAAAGTTGAGTTTGGCATTGCTAAGAAAAGATTGGAGGGCAAGAAATGAAAATGCAAATCTACGAAACCAAAGAAGATTGGTTGAAATTTAGGGCAGGTATGTTTACTGCCTCTGAAATCCACAGACTGCTAACCGACCCAACAAAGAAAGAGCAAGAAATGGGTGAGCAGTTGAGCAAAGGTGCAAAGACTTATATACTTGAACGCATTGCCTCACAATTAGCATTGCCAGAGCCTGACTATTACTCGGCAGCTATGCAGCACGGAAACGAAACAGAACCACAGGCAGTAATGGCATTTGCTAACTTGTATGGGTGGGATATAAATGACCCTGATTTCATATATACATCCACAGGTGGACACATGATATTCAGCAATGATGAGGAAACTTTCTGTGGAACTCCTGATATTGTGTTGCCAGATGCTATTGCAGAGATTAAATGCCCTGCACCGCATACGCATTTGAAATATATGATGTTGAAGACCCAGTCCGATATTGCAGACCAGATGCCTGACTACTATGCACAGATGCAACTTAATATGGTGTTGAGCCAAAGAGATATGTGTTACTTTGTTAGCTTCGATGACCGCTTCTACAATGAGGCCCACCAAATTAAGATAATCGAGGTAAACAAAGATGACCGCTATATTTTAACCATGCTGCATAAGATTAACATTGCAAACCAATTTAAAACAACCCTGATTAATAATTTATGATAAACTATCAAACCGAACCAATGGTGAAGCACAGTAACCAAGTTCACACAACAACCGATTATTTCCTATTTAGGCCTATTGATGGTAACAGAAACAAAAACCTGCTACACATTAATCGACTAAAGAAATCAATGTCTGAAAACTATTTATTTACGGTTATAATCGTGAATGAAAAGTATGAGATAATTGATGGGCAACACAGATTTGAGGTCATACAGGAACTAAAACTGCCTTTGAATTACATTATTTGCAAAGGTTATGGATTGAATGAGGTGCATATATTAAATCAAAATTCTAAAACTTGGAATTCAGATGACTATTTAGATGGGTATTGTAGACTTGGTTATTCTGATTATTTAAGATATGCAGAATTTAAAAAGAAATATGGCTTTGGTCATATAGAATGTATGACTATTTTATCTGGACATATGAGAAATGGCGATAAAACAAAAGAGTTTCATAATGGACAATTTAAAATAGTTAACTACCTAAAAGCATGTGATATTGCAGATAAAATAAATATTGTAGGTCAATATTATGTAGGATATAAAAGGAGAAGTTTTATATTCGCTATGCTTCAAATGTTTAAGAATCCTAATTTTGAACTTACAGAATTTCTGCAAAAACTAAAACTTCAACCTACTGCTTTAGTGGATTGTACTTCAACAGAACAATATGTTTCTTTAATCGAAGAAATATACAACTATCGCAGACGTGAAAAAATCAATTTAAGATACTCATAAACCCCTAAAAAAAATGAAACACAGAATCAGTATTTGCCTGACCGATGTACAGGAACTAATCACACAGAAGCATCCATCCGTTACAACTGCAAAGAATGGAAAGGTTTACATCAACCTTGACCTATGGATAAATGACAAGGCAGACCAGTATGGCAATGACATTGCGGTTAAAGTTTACAATAAGGACACCAAAGAAAGTAAGTTTGTAGGCAATGGCAAGCAGTATAAACCAGATGCAACCCAAACCAAAGCACCATTCTAATATGAATTATTTATATCAAGTCATGGCTCAATCTGATATGATTATTAATGCCAATGATGAAGTTAAGCGTAACCATATTGTGAGTGCAGTTGCTAACCATTACGGAGTTACTGTTGCAGATATGAAATCGCCATCTCGGAAACGTGAGTTTGTTATGGCAAGACAAATGGCAATGTATTTAATTAGAGTATGCACAGGCTATTCTTTATTGAAAATAGGGCAGTTTTTTGGTGATAGAAATCATGCAACTATATTGCATGGGATTGAGTGTATAACTAATCTTCCACCACATGACAACCAATACAAAGACATCTCCTTTTTTTTAAACAAATTTAACCTTTACAAAAAATGAAAACCGCAAAAAAATCAAAACCCAGTTTCACATCAGATGTGTTGAAACACTTACAAAGACACGGAAGTATCACCAACTTGCAGGCCATTGAACGCTATGGCAGTTGGAAATGTTCAGCGAGAATTTCTGACCTCCGCAGGGCAGGCTATGAGATAGCCACTAAGTTGGTCAAAGTTAAAACACGCTACGGCAAAGAAGTTGAGGTAGCAAAGTACATTTTGAAAAGAAAGTAAAACCAATGCCTGCTGGGTTTCGGCTCGGCAGGCTTTAAAAAAAAACTGAAATGAAACAACTAAAAGAAACTTTATATCCCATTGTAATATTGGTGTTAAGTGTTATACTTGCATATCAATATGGAATGAATCAGGCACAAAGTAGCCTCATTAGGCAACTTGATTGCGACAGGCACTATCAAGATTCAATAATTATAAACTTACTCAACAATGGAAAATGAACTTAAAACGGCATGGAGTGAATATATTGCTATGCGGGTTAAAATGAAAAAACCACTAACACCTTATGCCGAGCAACTGGCAAAGAAAAAGCTAATCCAATTAAGTGCAGGTGATATGGAACACGCTATTGAAATTCTTGACCAATCTACTTTCAATTGTTGGTTGGGTTTGTTTCCGATAAAAGACCGCACAAAGTCAATCAATTCTGCAACTGCTCAATTAATGAAGGAATATTTAAAATGAACACCGAAATAGTCCGCACTAACCCAGTCAGGCATATAGCCATTACAGATATTAAACCGCAACTGCTTCTGCTTGTTTCATGGGCCTATAAGTTTATGAACTTTAAGACCACAAAGGAGGATTTAGATTTTGTCGTTAGCAACCTTGCGCATTGCGTAAAAACTGATTTCGCAAACATGACCTTAAAAGAAGTATCGGAGGCATTCCAGAACGGAGTGAAGTTAAAATATGGCGATTTTGTTGGTGGCTTATCTACCTCAAACTTTGTATTTTTCCTCACAAAATACAATGAGCATAAACAAACTATTGCAAAGCAAGCTAAGGTATATGTGCCTAAACCCACAATCGAGCCTACAAACGAAGAAAAACAGGCAATAATTGAGAAATCCATTGCAGCCTGCTATGATAACTATAAAAGGACTGGAAATATTGTGGACTTTGGCAATGTGGTTTGTAAAGAATTAATCAAGCAAGGCAAGATTGCATTTAATCCTGCAAGGTTTAACCAGATATGCGAGTATGTGCAGGTAAGGTTGGATGCTGAATTAAACACTCGGTTAAATAAAACCTCTTTAATATCCGAAGTCCGAAGCATAAAGTCTGAAATTAAAGATTTAAATATGGGCAATAAACAAAAGGATGTAGAGGCAGAGGCTTATAATGAGTTGTTGAAACAACACTATGCAACGGCACGTCCGTAACTACCTTGCCTCAATAGGTGCAGATGAATCAACACGCATCAGGTGTGAGGTATGTAATTCCATTGCCGTAGACATTCACCATATTATTCCACGTTCCAAGTTTGGCAGCAAACGAAAAGATGAACAGGATGCGCCAGAAAACCTTATTGCATTGTGTAGAACATGCCACGAAAATGCTCATAAAAACTTATTAACAAAGTATGAGTTGTTTGCCATCAGTAGAAAAAAATATTAACTTTGTTATCGGTGAACAACCGAGAGCATATAATCCACAGAATCACAACCGATAAAAATTTCAAAGAAATCTGTAAGCGGATAAACAATAACTATGCTGATGACATATTCCAAGAGGTTTGCGTTGAAGTCTTGGAAATGCCAGAGCATAGGTTGCCAGATTTAAAGTTTTTGAACTTTTGGTTTTACAGAGTAGCATTTAACATCTTCAGCAAGCGAGGTAAATTAGGCAGTATTATTCACAAACCACAGATTGACATTAAAGCATTTCAAACATCAGAGCAAGAAAAAGAAAACCTCATCCGTGAGGCAGAAAAATTTATGCTCAACCTATCCGAGTTTGAAAATAGGGTTGTGTTGCTTTACAACCAGTTAGGTGATATGAAGAAAGTACAAAGAGCCACAGGCATAAGTTATTCAGCACTCCGAATGGTTAAAGAAAAAATTAAACAACTCCAATGAAAGTATTAATCATAACCCAGTATCCAAAATTAAGCGGTGTGGATTATCACAGGTTGTGGATTCCGCATGGAAATATGGGAAAGAATCATGCAGTTGAGATAAGTCAGGTAAACGAAATCGACACGGCAGAGATTGACTTCCTGCAAGAGCATGATTTGGTGGTCGCAAACCGATTTATAAGTAAGACAGGCAATCAAGAAGGCGTTATCCAAAAACTAAAACAAGCAGGTGTTCCGTATATACTTGACTTAGATGATGACTACCGCATACCCGAATGGCATGTTTTAAGGCAAGCAGCAAAGAAAATGAATCATTCTGGGCAAATAGCTGCTGCTGCCAAAGGTGCGTTAGCAGTAACCACTACACATTCATTGCTTGCAGATGCTATCAAAAAAGAACTTGGACAAAAGAATGTTTACATTGTGCCAAATGGAATAGATACAAACGAAGAACAATTCAAGATACATGACAGGCAACAAGATGTGACCACTTTCGGTTGGTCAGGTTCAGTAACTCACTTTGAGGATGTATTGGAAATGTTTGAATCATTGCTTGGTATGTATAAGAACCATGACAATTTCAAAATAGTATATGGAGGTTTTGAATCTCAAGATATGACAAGTCAGGCAATGGCAGGAATACTAACCGCAAAAGGTATAGCGAAGCCAGAGCAGTTTAGTTACTATGCAGCCTGCGATGTTAGTCAATATTCTTTATTCTATGAGGCTATTGATGTTGCATTGATACCATTGAGAAACAATCGATTCAATAATATGAAATCAAACCTTAAGATGTTGGAGGCAGGGTTTAAAAAGAAGGCAGCCATTGTTTCAAATGTGTGGCCTTATAGCGAGATAATAGCTGATAATTGTTTGAAGGTAAACCACAAGAACGATTGGTATAAGCAAATGACTAAGTTGCTAAAAAACCCCAACATGATTGCAGACCTTGCCGAAAAGTTATATGAGTCAGTGCAACCTTTTGAGATTAAACACATAGCAGAAACCCGATTTAATATTTATAAACAATGTTTGAATTAACACTTATGATTGGCATATCACTACTAGTTGTGGTGTTTATGTCGCTAACATCCATCCCCGATTGGTTGGATTTTAAACCATTTAATTGTGCCACTTGCTTATCATTCTGGGCATCAGTTATTGCAATGGCCTGTTTAATTTATTTGCCCGAACTAAAAGACCTTATCACCATATTTAGTTATGGTGGGTATGCGGTTTATTTGGGTATGGTAGCAAAACGATTCCTATTTAAATTATGAGAACCTACAAAGACATATATGCAGACCTATGTGCCGATACAGGGCATAGGCATACGCTTAAAGAGTTATTACAGATATTTGAATCTAACTCCGAATGGATTGGCAAGACAGAGCAGCTATTGAGATTAAGGGAGTTAATACTTGAAATAACAGGCATACGGCCCGGCACTTGTCCGGGTTGCAACTTGGAAACCCTTAAGAATATGTTGCGATTCCTAAATAAATATGAATCTGAAAACCCTATAAACCCAACAAACAATGTCACTTCTGGCAATGGCCGTGTTCGATACAATCGAAAACCAAAGAACTAAATATACAAAGGTTACTCTTGAATGCTTAGAGAATACCGTTACAGACCACAGGATTATAATTGTGGACAATGCTTCATGCGAGGAAACCAAAGAATTGTTAAAGGCTTGCCCATTTGAGGTTATAACCAACACCGAGAATGTAGGCACGGCAAAGGCAATCAATCAGGCATGGGCAAAGAGAGAGCAAAAACAACATCTTATCAAGATGGACAATGATGTTGACATTAACTATATAAACTGGGTTGATGAGATGGAGGAGGCTATTGAACGTGACCCATTAATCGGCATACTTGGATTAAAGCGCAAGGACCTGATGGAAAACCCATTCCGCAATGATATGTATAGGTCAGAACTGCGAATGCTGCCTCACTATAAGGGTCAAAGATGGATAATTGTTGAGGATGTGGCTCACGTTATAGGTACTTGCCAAATGTATAATTACCGACTAATTGATAAGATTGGAGGCATGATGCAACCAGGAATATATGGATTCGATGACACACTTGCTGCGGTTAGATGCAAAGTATCGGGATTCCGCAATAGTTTCCTGCCACATATTGAGATTGACCATATCGACACAGGCGAAAACCCATATCAAAAAGAAAAGGAAAGGTTAGCAGGAAATGATATGGCAGAGTTTAATCGATTAAAGGATGATATATTAATGGGCAGGCTTAACCCTTATGTGGCAATATGAAACTCATAACAGTATGCGATGACTATAATAGGGCAAAGATGTTAGAAGAATCTGCCAATAAGTTTGGGTGGGAATATACACCTATAAGAACATCATGGAGGGGATTTGGAACTAAACTTGTAAAGCTATATGAATATCTAACAACCACAGATATACATGACTTTGTATTTGCTGATGCTTATGATGTTGTGGTTAAAGGAACACCAGAGCAATTAATGGAAATAGTAAATGGCAAACCTGCCCTAATATCTTCAGAGGTAAATTGTTGGCCTGATGTAGCAATGTTGGAAAGATACGAGGCATACGAAAAAATAAACCCAAACATTGACAAGTATAGATTTGTAAACTCTGGAACGTATTACATGACCGTAGAACTATTTTGCAATATGTATCAGTTAGACCCACCACAGGAAACTGATGATGACCAAAGATGGCTAACAAAAAAAGTATTAGATAACAACCTTGCTATTGATACCAAGCGGTTAGCATTTCAAACTTTATGTGGATTAACAGACAATGACTACTCATTTATAGATGGCACATTTCTAACAAATTATGGAAATATGCCTATATTTATACATGGGAACGGCAAAGCAAATATGGAATGGATAAGATAAAACAAACATATCAAGACACGCAGGAATGGAATCAGCAAATAGTTGAGCAATTCAACGCTGCCGTAAATGCAAACCCAAGATTAAAAGACTTGAGGGATTTTGTAGAGCAAAACGCATTTGGATTTGGTGAACGTGCATTTTATCAAATGTGGAATCTCATCATTGATACGATGCCAAAACGATTCTCATTCTTAGAAATAGGTGTATTCAGAGGTCAGACACTTGCGTTGATTCGTGAACTGGCGAACCAAAAAGGCAAACAAGTTAACATTGTAGGTGTTACACCATTGGATGACACGGATGGACATTGGCAGTCAGACTATGAGCAAGACATTAAATTCCTGCATACGATGTTTGAACTCGAACAACCTGTTATTGTTAAAGGTTTAAGTACCGAGCCTGCAATTATAGACTTTATTCAGAAAGATAAATTTGATATTGTCTATATTGACGGAGGTCATACTTATGATGTAATTACTTCAGACTTACAATCCTATGCACATTTAGCAAAGAAGTGGTTAGTAATTGATGACTGCGCTAATAAGTTTAATATGCCATTTGGATTCTTCAAAGGCATTGAGCCTGTGAGCCGAGCAGTCGATGAATATTTGCCACCATTCACAGAAAACCCGAACTTTGAATATTATTTTAACATAGTACATAACAGAATCTGGAGGAGGAAAAATGGCAAAGCAAAGAACTGATGAATCAAAAATGATTGAGGTGTGCAACCGAATAGCAGTAACGCATCTCGGAATCAATAAAATATGCAGAGAAGTTGGTATAAGTTCTGAAACATTTTATAACTGGTTAGGAGATAGCGAAGAAAATCAGAAACGATACGCACGCGCGCGCGAAGCACAGGCTGATTTATTAGTTGAGGAAATGATTGATTTATCGGATGATAAGACAGGTGATGTACTTGAAACTGATATAGGTCAGCAAGGCAATAATGCAAATGTTACAAGGTCAAGACTTCAAGTTGATACTCGTAAATGGATAGCATCTAAGCTAAGGCCAAAGAAATATGGGGATAAAGTTGAAGTTGAAAATACTGGAGAGGTAAAAGTAATAACCGCAAATTTTGGAAATCCGATTATACCAACCGCATCTCAATCAACTGAAAATACATAATTCGATAAATAACGAATCGTATAAGTATTATGTATTGAATATTGGCCGACAATTCGGCAAATCATTACTTGCTCAAAATCAAGCTATGTATTGGGGTTTTAATTATGCCAACTGCAAGATTGGTTGGGTTAGTCCTATATACCGACAAGCAAAAAAAGTATTCTCCGAGATGTGCCTTGCATTTGCAGGTCATGATATATTGAAGATAAATGCTTCTGATTTAGAGTTGAAGTTCCCAAATGGAAGCATGATGAAATTTTTTAGTGCTGAAAGATATGATAATATAAGGGGTGAAACATTTGATTATTTGATATGTGATGAGTTTGCATTTATAGATGAAGGTGCATGGACTGAAGTATTGAGAGCAACTGTATTGGTAAAAGGAAAGAAGGTTCTTCTGATTAGCACTCCTAAAGGCAAAAATCATTTTTACAACCTATATAACCTTGATGGGGTTAATAATCAATACAAGTCATTCAAGATGACATCTTATGATAATCCGATAATAACACCAAGTGAAATAGATGATGCAAGGCTGACATTGCCAGACCATGTATTCCGGCAAGAGTATTTAGCCGAGTTTATAGATGGTGGTTATTCATTATTTGAAACTGCCTTGTATAGCAATGTTTATGAAACAACACCAAGATATTATGCAGGGGTTGACTTAGGCAGAGCAGATGACTATACTGTTATTAGCGTATTTAATCAGAAAGGGCAGCAAGTGTTTATAGACAGATGGAGGCATGATACATGGAATAGCATTGTTAGTAAGGTTATTAATATTATAAACAAATATGAGGCATATGCTATGGTTGAGGTCAATAGTATAGGCGATGCAATATTTGAGCAGATTGTCAATGGTGCAAATAATAAGTCAAGAATTAATCCATTTGTTACCACATCAAAGAGCAAGCAAGATGCAATAGAGCAGTTAGTTGTAGCCTGCCAAAATAAGGAGGTGCAATTCCTTCAAGTTGATTGGCTCAAAAAAGAGATGGAAATATTTGGATATGAATATAATCCTAAAACTAAATCAGTAAAATACTCTGCACCTAATGGATTCCATGATGACGGAGTTATGGCAACTGCCATAGCATATGAGGCATATAAGAATCTGAAGGCATCAGGCAGGTATTCTACCATAACAATTTAACCCTTAAATTCTATTTAATTACGATGAAGAATTATTCCGAACTCACAATCAAACAATTCCTGAGATGCAAAACTATTGCCGACTTGGAAACTGACCCTATAATGAGGAAGGTCAAGATGTTGGCTGAAATCGAGGGCAAAGATGTGGATGAGGTTGAGTCGATGCCTATTGGTGATTTGTTAGCAAGGTTAAAAGGACTTGAACAGATTGAGGCAATGCAACCTGACCAGAAGATTAAGTTAAAGTTCAAACTGGGTGGCAAGAGGTTTATAGTTAAATGGAGGCAACAAGATTTGACTGCTGCCCAATACATTGATGCAACGCATTTCTGCAAAGAGCAGGATAAGATAATTCACAACATCCATAACATTCTGGCTGCATTGGTAGTGGAAAGAACATGGTGGGGTAAGGAGAAAAAGTACAATGGGGATAAGCATAAAGAGATTGCAGACCTGTTCTACAATGAGATGAAAATCAGCACCGCATACCCAATCATGCTTTTTTTTTGCAAGTACTACGAGGCATTAGTAACCAATATGCTAACCTATTTGGGGGCGGAGGCGGAGAGGCAAATCAATTCTATCAAAAGTGGTCTTGGATTGCAACGATAAATGACATGGCAAACAATGACAGAACTAAATGGGATTTTTACTTCGATATGAATGTTACCGAGTTTTTGAATACCGCTTCATTCTATAAAGATAAATCAGACAATGACAACCGCAGAGCAGATAGGCAGTAAATATGGACAAAGCACAGATGACTTTGCAACGGCACAGGGCAATACCCTGACCGATATTGTATTGAGGTGGTGCAATGGTGGTATAGATGCTATGCGAACAAAGATTCAAAAGAATGTTCGCACAGGTGGGGCAAGTACATTGGCTCAATCAATGAGCAGCAAACCAATAAAGTCTGGAGGCTCAAAAGTGAGCATTGAAATTGTTGCAGACAAAGATGCCTATTATTGGAAGTTTGTTGACAAAGGTGTTAGGGGTGTAAAGAAAAACAAGGCAGGCAACTCTCCGTATAAGTTCAAAACAATAGGTGCAGGGAAGAATATGGTTGATAGCTT